TCATCTTGAATACGTTGAAATTCGGGTTTTGCCTTCACTGTGATGCACACAAGACGACGTTGAATAGAGTATGGACAATTGGAATACAAACCAGCATCCAAAGTCTTTCTATTAGTCGTTGCGACTGCAATAACAGGTTCTACAAAACATTTTCCTTTGGCCTCAAGTTCAGCTTTAGGTGCATAATACATTTGATTATTAATAACATCAATGATTGCTCTTGTCGGTGGTTTCTCAACAAAATTCGACTTATCGTTCGAAATGTCATCAAAAATCATAACTAATTTATCAGTGGTCCAATTGGACATGAATTTATCACCTGCGTTATATGCACAACGATACTCTTTGCTAGTAGGCATACCTTGACTTGCAAGAACAGCGTCAACAAGCTGATCTCCAAACATGGTTTTACCTTGACTACTCTCTCCAAAAAGTTCAATAGCCCAAGGGGCAGCGCGAACTCCTGATGAGATTTTCATAGCAACAAAATCATTCTGCACGATCAAAATCTTTTGGTACTTGTCCATAACTAATTTCTTCTCAGGCCCTCGTAAAGACTGAGATAAATTTAAAAGAGATGTGGACAACCTATTTAGGCGTTTCTCAAATTCTTGATCTGTTACTTCTGCAAATTTCTTAAGATTACCATTCTTAACTAAATCATACCATGCCATGACCTGAGCGAACTCTTGGTCAAGCTCCATGGCAGTCCTATCATTGACAAGCAATGGTCTCAATGACCCTGATTGATAACACAAATAGGCACCTTCAGTAAAGAATATGACTGTCTCAAAGAGAGCATCTGCAATATCAAATGCAGACATGTGTTTTTCGATAAGATCTGGTGAAAAGACTTTAAATTGGCCAAGATTGAATTCGAGTGACGACACATCACACAAACCAATCATGACGAGACATCCAAGAAGTTTTGAAACTTGATTAAATGCTCTATTAGATTTACACAATTTCCAATTTTGGCGGACATCACGAAGACAATCCAACCAATCTGGAGTTGCGCTTGATTGTGGTGAAACAAGAAGTTCTTCAACAAATCCTTT